CGAGATACATAATACGGCTATCGTCTTTCGGGGTAAGAATTGACTCTGCTTCCGTGCAAAGTTGAAGTAATTTCTCACGCATTAACTCCGTCATGGAGTTTCCAGGAACCTCTATGTCGTCCAATATCATTAAATCTGCGCGACTTCCTGTCAGCTGCCCAGTTATGCCCACCGACTTTACGCTTGGGGCTTGGTGTGGAGAACAGTTGACGTCGAAGCTGATGCGACTCCAACGAGAATCGTCGGATTTCGGTTGCAGATGTTTGAGCCATGGAGTTTCAATAATTAGTTTTTGTAAGAAGATTGACATGTTGTCTGCTCTCTCTTTAGAGGCAGAAATTATCATTATTTTCTTTTCTGGGTTATTAAATAATGTCCAAAGGACAAAAGCACCAGTAATCCAAGATTTACCAACACCTCTAAAGGCTTGGATCTGTAATCTTTTTGGTCCATGTTGTAAGTAGTCAGCAATGGAGAATTGTGCTCTTGTCGGTGGAGGTAGATCTAATTGGTCCCATAAAGCCGTCAGAAACACCTTGAAATCGTCCTGTAGGGCGGCTAAAGTATCATTCATATGTGTTTGTATAGATTGTTAATTAAGAGGGCTTACATCGTCGTGAAATCGTCTTCACCTTCTCCCATGTAATAGTCTCTACTTTTCTTCCAACCTTCTCTTCCTTCTGGTGTTAGAAATGTTTCAGTTGCAGTATCCACAACAGTAGGTGTTATACCTGTTGGGTCTACTTCAAGTACAGCTGCTGCAGTTTTACCTGTTGCATAGGCTATATTCTCGGCTGTTGGGTTTTCAGCTGCCTTAGATATTCCACTTCTTGCACCTTCAATAGCTAGTGCTGTTCCAACATAAGGAGCTACTTTTACTACTGCTTTAGTTGTTTTAACCACAGGAGAAAGTTTATCAAGAACTCTACCTGCTTTATCAGTTATACCTCTACTAAAATCTCGCCATTGCTGAAGAGTCTGACCAGATTTTAAAGCGTCTTGCATAGAAGATTCTTTTATCAAAGGTATCTCACTTTGTATTTGTTTTAGCCTTGATAAATCTAGATTTTTAATAGCTTCTTCAGTATCGTCAGGCCAGAATGCTTTATCCTTTAAATTATTTTTAATGAAATTGTTTACTGTACTACTCTTACCTTTAAAAGCTATTTTTTTATTAGGTATTTTACTTACAAATTCCTCTGCTATTTGATAATCATTATCCATCATTCTAGCAATGGAATCCATATTAGCCTCTGTAGCATATTCAAAAACTTCATCACTTGGCACTAATGATCTCTTTCTTCTTATACCTTTAGGATCACCAGGAGATCCGATATCTGAGTCAAAATCAAAATCTGTTTTTATATAATCGATATTCTCAGAACCAACTCTATCTACCAGTTCTTCCCATTCAGCCTCAGTTAAATCGCTATAATCTAGTACCCCATGAATGCTTTCATATGCTGGGGTGAATTGTCTAGCTCTCCCTACATGTAAAGATGAGTCTAGGTTGACTAAATTTTTTGGATGATTACCAAGGTATTTTCCTTGATCAGCTAATTTTCGATGAAGATCATATAAGGAATCATCATCCCAACCTTTTATTTTTCCATAGTATTTATCTAAACCAGCTTTATGGTGACTCTCTAGAGGTTTCAAACCAGGAGCTAGAGGATCACCTTTAATTTTCCATTGAGCTTCTTTACTATAAACCCACTTACCTTGTCTATTTCTTTTGAAAATAACTTCAGGGTCTGTTATTGTAACTGCTTTAATCTCTCTAGGTAATGTTCCATACCTTCTAAGTTCTGTTTGAGTAGCAGTTCCAGCTAATTTTTTAGCTCTTATCTTTAGAAATTCTTTTTCTAAGTTTAATAATGCTTTTCTTCTAGCGTTGTACTGAAGAGGTAAGCCTGAATAAGAACGTCCCCCAATATTTTGCGTTAAAGATTCAACATTTATTAATGCTTTTCCCATAAAAAAAAGCACCCTTTCGGGTGCGCTTAAGTTCTTATTTCGGGTGACTATTTACGTTTCCGCTTTAGACGGCTACGTCGATTAATTGAAGGAGATTGAAGTCTTCCTTTTGTAGTACTACCTTTGTAGTGAGCAGCATCTTTGCCGTCACCATTTCCGTAGGTACCAAGTTGTCTATTTAGTCGATTAGCGTTAACTCGTAATGCCTTACCCTTTTTAGTTTTGTTGTACGCTTTCTGTTGAGCTTTATAGTTGCCGTTAGCGTACTTCGCTCCTTTTGCCATATAGTCTTGTTTGTACGAGTTCTGGATCTACTTGTGGCATGATTGCTGCAAGCTTGGATAAAGGACTACCTTCCATAGCAATACCGCTAATATCGTTAGTCTTTAACCAATCACAAGCTGCTTTTAAATCTTGAGTAGTTGCTTCGCCACTTTTGACCCGCTTTAG